CCCAACGTCTCACCCCAAGCCGCCATCGTCACACCCCAAGCCGAGACAGGCAACGTCCCACACTCAGCCGAGGGCACGGGTATTTTTTTCCAAACACCCGCTTGACAAACCCCAAGCCGTGATAACATTCGCGCTGTCTGTTGTTGTCGTGTTCATACCTGTCCGAGGATGTGTCCCCTCGGCGCAGAAGCCCTCCTCTGGGAACTCTCGGGGGAGGGCTTTCTGCTTGACAAGGGGCAGCACGGGGCTTCGGTGGGGTCATGAACCACAACTTCCAAGTGCATTGGATGGGTCGCCTCATCAGCGGCAACAGGATTTTCAGGAAGCAGAAGAACGGACCACGCATGCCCTGTGAGGGCTACTATTGGTCCAATGCAAGGACAGCGGAACAGGCCATTGCAGCCCATTTGAGGGTGTTCCCATACGATGTGGTGAAGATGGTGCTCCCAAGGCATAAGGCCCTGTAGAATTGCAAGCAAAGGCCATTGCCGTGCTTGGCTGGTACATAGCGCACGGAGAGCGGCACCCACCTGTGCAAGGGGGTGATTGCTCATTCTGGCGGAAGGCCTGACGACAAACACCAGCCTTCCTTAATGTGCGCTCCTTCGGGAGTGAACGATGCCGAACAACCACGGGCAATGGCCTACCAGCGTGGCGGCAGTGCTTACCGGCTACCTCGCCTCTCATCAGACAGCGTTTGGAAAGCAGCTTCACCCAGCAATGGGTGAACTGTGCCCCCGTGTTCCTGCATCATCACCAGCGTCTTGGAATGAGGGCCAAAAGAAATCTGAAAATAAATCTTGCAAGCGGAGCCTGAATGAGCCAAGCTCCGTCCCGTATGAAAGACAACACTAGGAAAGCTGAGTTTGAGTCATGCGAGGCATACGTTGCTATGCCTCTTGAAATGGTGACGGGAGTGAGAAGCTGTCTTGTTGCGGCAAGCAGCATCATCGAGGGATTCCTCTCCCGTTTTGAACAACCCACTTGCGCTGAACAGCAGGAAGTGGTGGACAAGGCCAAGCGTTGGATGGACTCATTCAACTCGGCACAGAAGGCCACCAAGCAAGCGATGGCCATGATGAAGGCCGAGAACAACTAATTTTCCCCTCGTCTGGGGAGCAACCAAACCAAAACCAAAACAACCCATGAAAGTAAACGCTGGTTCAAGCAAACAGAGTGATCCCGTACCGGCTGGTGTCCACCATGCCGTTTGTTATGCCGTCATTGACATTGGCACGCAGGACCCCGGCAATCCCACGTTCCGCCCCTCGCGGAAGGTGATGATTCTTTGGGAACTGCCCCATGAAACCATCAACACGGGAGAAGGCCCCAAGCCGCGTGTCATCTCTTCGGAATACACGGCCAGCATTGGCAAGAAGGCCACGCTCCGTGCCGTCCTTGAGAGCTGGCGGGGCAAGCCCTTCACGAATGAGGAGCTCAACGGCTTCGACCTGAAGAACATCATCGGGGCGAATTGCCAGCTCAACATCGTGCACAAGCAGGGCAAGGCTGACCCGTCCAAGGTGTATGCCCGCATCCAAGGTGTTGTTCCTCTGGTGAAGGGGATGCAGCCCTTGAAGCCGTCCGCTGACACCATCCATTGGACGATTCCGGATGAGGGTGCCATCACCATCCCGCAGGGCATCCCCGAGTGGATTGGTGCGAAGATTGTTTCCTCGGAGGAATACAAGGCACGCTCTGGTGGAAACATCACTGAGGCCTTGACAGCCGCACCGGACGAGGACACTTCCTCAGGTCCGTTCTGATTTAGCCATGTGGATAAGGGGGCGGGGTGGGCGTAAGCCTCGCCCCCTTTTTTCAAAACTACGCCAAGCTAGGAAAGGACACGACATGAATGAGAGTTTGCATTGGTATGACGTAAGCGGGAAGCCCGCGCACACGCAGCCCACGAAGAAGGGTGCGAAGAACGCGACACGGGCCACGAACATCAAGGATGCGCGGGAGCAGAAGCTCTTCCCATCCGTGAGCAGCATCCTGAAGGTGCTGTCCAACCCAGCCCTTGACCGCTGGAAGATGAGCAAGGTGGCCGAGGCTTGCTTCAAGCAGCCGCCCATTGCGGATGAGAAGATGGACGAGTATGTCCATGCCATCTTGGGCAAGGCGTTCGATGAGGTGAGTGATGCCGCCGACTTGGGCACGCAGATACATGCCAACATTGAGCAGCTCCTTTCAAGCAAGCCCATTGAGGCAAGCAATGCGACGGCGCTGCAATGCGCCATGTCCGCATCAGACAGGGTGAATGAGCTGGGCTTGGCGATTCAGAACACGGAGCTGACGACGGTGTGCAAGAAGCATGGCTTCGCTGGCACCACCGACCTTGTTGTTACCCGCGTCAAGGATGGGCAGATGCAATACGGCATCGTTGACTTCAAGAGCACGAAGACGAAAGAGGATGAACCCATCATCCCCAAGCAGGGGCATGCCGCGCAGATTGCCGCCTACCTGTCTTCGCATTGGCTGAGCGGTGGCGTTCCGCTGGAGTTCCACTTCGGCATGAACATCTACGTCAGCACCACTGAGGCTGGCCGCATTGACGTGGTGGAGTATGACCACAACACGCTGAAGAAGGAGCTCGACATGTTCCTGCATGCCTGTGCCATCTGGCGTCATCGTTACGAATACGACCCGCGCACAACATGACATCAATAGTTGAAAACCTGCCCTACTCAGACGAGGGCGAACGCATCATCATCGCCTGTGTCCTCATGGACGGCGTTGCCTCGCTCAACAAGGCGATGGAGGGCAAAATAACTGAGGACTGCTTCCATGTTCCGCAGCATCGGAAGATGTGGCGTGCCCTGCAATGGCAGCACAAGAACAACAAGCCGCTTGAACTGTATGCCTTGGCTGAAGAGCTGAAGCGCATGAACAAACTGGAGGAGGTGGGCGGGCTGGCTGGCCTCGTTGAGATGAGCGAGCAAGCTCTCACCACCGCCAAGCTGGGCTATTGGATTGAGACGGTGAGGCACCATTACGTCATGCGGGAGGTGTACCTCTCCTGCGTGAAGATGAAGGAGAAGATTGCCACCCGCTCAGGCAGCGTGGAGGAGTTTGCCACGGAAGTGAACAACCTCATCTCCAAGCATCATGCTGGCGTCAGGCAGGAGACGGTGGCTGAGGCTGCGGACGAGGCCAATGCGCTGCTGGCACGCATCCAAGATGGCACCTACAGCACAAAGGACGTTGGCATCGGTTTCCCTTGGCCCGACTGGGACAAGCGCTTCGGCCTAGCCAAGGCGGGAGAGCTCATCATCATTGCGGCGAGGCCAGGAATGGGCAAGAGTTCATGCTGCCGCCAAATCATCCAGCACTGGGCCAAGGATGGGAAGGTGTTGCTCTTCTCCCGCGAGATGACCGTGAAGCAGATTGCTCCGCTCTTTGCCCAATCCAACACGGGCATTTCATGGCGGGAAATCCTCAACCAGCGTGTCAGCCATGCCGACATGGCCTCGTTTGCGGATGAACTGAAGAACATCAAGGGGCTTGGTGTTGACGTGTACGACCGCGACCGCACGCTCTCACACATCGTTACACGCGCCAAGGCATATGCCCAAATCACCAAGCCCAAGGCCATCGCCATCGACTACCTGCAACGCTACGACGCGCAGCAGGAACGGGGTGAGACGCGGGACATGGCGCTGGGCAGGTTCACAATGGCCATGAAGGACCTAGCCATTGAGCTGGAGATTCCCATCATCCTACTGGCCCAGCTTGGCCGCTCCGTGGAACGTGAAAACCGCGAGCCACGCATGTCCGACCTGCGTGAGAGCGGCAACCTTGAGCAGGATGCCGACCGCATCATCTTCCTCAACGCTCCCGATCATCGGCCCGACGGCACGATGCAGCAGCTCACGGACAATGACATGCGGTTTATCTATGTCGATGCCATCCAAGCCAAGGGCCGCAGCGATGGCACGGGACGATGCGGGATGATGTTTGACAGGCCCATCACGAAGTTCCTACCCTACCAACCAACATGAACAAAAAAGACAACGACAGGATGTACGCAGCAATGATTCAGAGCCGACGCGACATGGAAGCACAAGTGGACGCTTGGTCCGAACAGGACAGGCTTATTGCACAGAAGAGCAGGAAGCTGGATGACATTGCCTTCAAGGGCATGCTCATCATTGTAAGCATCTTCATGCTGCTTGCGATGGCAGTAATAAGCGTTGACCTCTACATGAAGCTGAAGAACAACGGCACCCGCACCATCAACGCCATCGAACTGAACGGAGGCAAGAAATGAAGGCAATGGAACACGATGGAATAGACCAAGAGATGGCTGTCTTTTACATGGAGAAGGCCACGTCCCTCATGTCAGAGACATCAAAACTGAAAGCGGCATGCAGGGATGCCGTCCACATACTCAGCTCCAAGCAGCTTTCGTCCTCGGAAAAGGAAGCACTCAAGCGCATCACGGCATGCGTGGAGGGCAAATAACATGGACGAGAAGCTCATCAAGAAGGCGCTCATCATCGCCTTCTTTTACATCGGACTGATATGCGTGTGCGTTGGTGCGTTCAAATACGACACCATAGTTGGCTGGTCGGTGACGGGATTCATGCTCATCACGCTGGCAATCACGGCTCACACCAAGGAGGAGGGAGAATGAGTGCGGAAGAACAGGCCTACGTTGATTCGTTCTTCGACTACCTACACGAACGGGCCGTGAGCCTAGACAATCTGTTCGATGAAAACTGAAACGTCCGATAAGTCTGACACTAAGCCAGCAGAACGTCCGACATATAAGACAGGACTGCGCGTTGCGATGTATGCTGGTAGGCTCAATGAGCGTGTGGAGGAATTAGAGAACGAGAACGCCGCTCTGCGGGCTGCACTTGATGCGGCGAGGAAGGAGCAGCCATGACAAAGAAAGACAAACACCTGCTGGAAAACATAGGCGAGACTCCTAGCGACCTAGTGTTCTGGTCCTTCCGCTACTTCCTAGGCAGACGTTCTATTCACGCATCTGCCTTTGCCCAAAGACTGGCCTTTGTCTGGCCATTCATTGACGAACGTGTGCGCGACATAATCAAGCGTGACATCGAAGAGGAGTTTGCGAAAACTAATAGCCGTCTAGGTCAACCCCTGCCATTGATTGAAGAGTGGCAAAACGTGTTGGATGTGAGCAAGGATGCTGTATGACCTACAAGGACATGACCTTCTGTTCTGGTGATGGGTGTGTCCAGTTTGACAAATGCTTCAGGGCCTTGACGCCAGAAGTGGAGGCGCGGGCGGCACGAATCGGACTACCCATCAGCCAGTTCTCATCACCAAAAACACTAGACTGCTACCTCGTTGAAAAAACAGACACGGATATTCAACATGATCCAAACGCCGAGAACTGACGCAGCAATCCTTGATGTCCTGCAAAGCGGACAGCACTACAAGGTGAAGGCCGAATTTGCTAGACAGCTTGAGCGTGAACTTGACGCTGCCCTTAAAACCATAAACGAATTAACCGTAACCAATGAAAGCCGTCCTTGAATTCAACCTTCCTGAAGAGAAGTGGGAGTTTCAACGAGCATCCAATGCAGGTGACGCTTGGTGCACGCTGTACGACTTGGATGCCGAGCTACGCAACATGATTAAACATGGGCCGAACGAAGGCCACCCCAAGACAGTGGAGGAACTAGCCCAGATGATTAGGCGTGACTATCTCTCGGATGTCCTTTCAAAGGTGAACGAATGAACCACGCCGATACAGCCATCAACCTCGTCCTTGGCGACAGGAACGCCTCCTATGGCAATCCCAAGGACGACTACACACGCACGGCCAAGATTTGGTCAGGCATCCTAGCCAACAAGCTGAAGGACGACATCACGGCAGAGGAGGCCATCCTGATGATGGTGGGCCTGAAGCTGTCCCGAGAGTCCCATTGCCACAAGGATGACAACATCATCGACGCCCACGGCTACCTGCTCTGCTACGAGTGGGCAAAGACAGGCGTCCAACCCACCAAGACATGAGCGCAGACATTGCATCCGTAGAGATTGATCGCCTACGCAAGCGCGTGGAGCACCTAGAATATTTTCTGTCTGCTTGCATAAAGAACATATTAGAATCCCATCAACCTCAACCCAAGAAGAAGCATGTCAGCAGGAAAAGGAGACGCACCTCGTAACTGTTTTTCAGAAGCCTATCGCAACAACTATGACACCATATTCAGGAACAATGTTCGGGTACAACGTATCGGACACGATGCGAAGCATCCGCTGGTTGATGGAGAAGCACGTCAAGGACGTGGACATGTCAGCAACGGCAACCGTGACGGTGGAGAAGGAGCCCAAGCCCTACGGGTTTATGACATCAGCCCTCATCATAAAGGTGCTGAAGCTGTCGGCTGAAGGAAGGCGCAACAAGGACGTGGCCAAGCTCACCAACCTGTCGCCCACCACGGTGAGCAACATCGTCCGCAAGAAGGGCAGCTACGCCAATCGCCCTGACGACTACGAGGCCATCAAGGCTTGGTTCAAGAACGGCCACATGCATGCCAAAGCCCGCAAAGACTAGGGCAGGTGGAACATGGACCGAGGCACGCTTCTGGGGCTTCTTACGAAGCACATTAAGACGTTCCTTCATACGTTGGCCCGCAAACTATCAGGCAAGAAACGCCGCAAGGAGGCCGTATTGCGGGCCTTCCAAGCTACAGAAATGGGAATACAAGTGCGCGATGTGCAGCGGATGGTTTCCCATGAAAGCGACACAGTTAGACCACACAAACCCGTGTGGGCAGTTGAGAAATCTGAGCGACGTGAGCGGGTTCGTTGAGCGATTGTTCTGCGAGGCTGACGGTCTTCGCGTCCTGTGCAAGCCGTGCCACCTGTCCGTCACCAAGGAGGAACGTGCAAAGAGAAGCCGTCCAGCTTGACATGTTTGAAGCGGCAAGGCCCGCCGTTTCCCTGCTTCCGGAAACTAGAAAAGTGATTGAACAACCAGCCAAAGTATGGCTGTCTGCCACGGAGCAAATGCTGACGCGCCCACAGCCTTGCCGCATCACCAAACAAGGGCTCTACACCACCTACATCATCAATGAAGACTAGCGGCGTGTTCACCTCCCATTGCCTCAAGGTAGAGGCAGAGTTCGACAAGCCCATCACGCTTATCCCATTTGGGGATATCCATCGTGACAGTGATATGTTCAGCAACACGAAGTGGGAGCAGTTTTTGGGATATGCTCAGGCCAAGCGCAAGGAGGGCAACGTCCTCTTCCTAGGCATGGGCGACTACACGGACGGCATCTCCACCTCAGAACGAATCACCCTATCCGATGGACACCTACATGACACCACCAAGAAAACCATCGCTGACGTTTACAAGGGTGTTACACGCACTCTGGTCAACGAGCTTGGATTTATGCGCGGCAGGGTTGTTGGTTTGCTTGGTGGTAATCACTATTATGACTTTGGCGATGGGAGCACTACTGACCATGTTCTGGCTAATGCTCTCGGGGCTCGTTGGCTGGGTGTTTCGTCGCTGATAAGGCTGTCCTTTTCCTTCAAGGGCAAGGATACGGGGGCCTCGCTGGACATCTTTGGCCACCACGGGAAGGGCTCTGGAGCCACCGTAGGCGGGCAATTCAACAGCATTGAGAAGATGGCCAAGACGGCTGAGGCTGACATCTACCTGATGGGCCACACCCACGGGAAGGGATGCCTCCCAGACAGCCCTCGTTTGCGGCTGGTGAGGGCTGGCAACAAGGTGGTGGTGAGGGAGCGCACCCCTTGGCTGGGCCGTACAGGCAGCTTCCTGAAGGCTTACGAGGACGGGAAGGCCTCCTACAACGTGGATGCAGGGCGCTCCCCCTGCGCTTTGGGCTGGATTGAGTTTGAAATCACCCCACGTCTGGTGAGGCAGGACGGCTCCAATCGCGTAGAGATGTCCATCCGTGGCACCTCCTGACGAAAAGCGCCGCTTTAGGCCTTTATTTCGCTTTACAGAGCATCTGGAGAAGGTGGCTGGTCTGCTACCAGATGGCGGCATAGTGCCCGTTAAAACGAAAAGAATGACCTTTGTGGTGGTTCAGGACCAGCCCATCATGCTGGGGGCTATTCCCCATGTGTTGTGCGAATGGGTGGGGGGCTCCCTAGACGGGGGCAAGTTTGCCATCCCTTACAATTATGCACAAAGCGCTGAGGCTTGGGCACTTATCACTGACCCTGCTGACGTTTAGCCTGACGCTCCAAGTCGTAGATTTGGCGCATCACTTCTCCTGTAGCTACGCCTGTGCGTAATAGCTTGTTCAGGAAGGCTTTGCGGTCGTTTTGATCGGGTAGTTGGTTCATGGCCCAGCGGATGTTCTTGGCCCGCTCTCCATCCTCAATGCCCAAACCACCAAACAACTTGGTAATACCGTCCACCTTTAGGGCTTCGTTCTTCTTGTACTCACCATGAGCCCTCAACAGGCGTTGATAGTGAATAGGATTACCCCCAGACTTAGCCTTGAGCTGGTTTTTGTAGTCCTTTCGCTTCTCTGGGTCGGCCATAACTTCCTCCACTATCTGAGTGTCGCTTTCATCCATGCCGCGAGGCATGGGTACTTTATGGCCAAAAATAGCGCCAACAATCAGCCTATTGGGAACGCCAGCAGCACGGAAGGCATTGATGATTTTGTCGTCCGTGATGGTGTCTGTCTTGGCAGCAAGACGCTTGATAGCCCTGTATGTCTCGGCTAGCTGCTCCTGACCAGCCAGATAGCGAGCAGCGCGTTCACGATAGATGGCATCCTCATTGATGCCGACATACTGGCCAGTGACGGGATCAATCTTATTCTTGATGATGCGCTTGTAGCCAGAAAGTTCCTCACCAAGCGGCTGGGCAATGTCTCGGATGCGGACAGCAGCCGATCCTAGGATGTCCATCGTATTGCTGCGATAGCCACCAAAGCGCAAGAGCTGGTCCTCAAACGTATATTTGGTACCCAGCTTGTTGGTTTCTCCACGCGCAGCCTTCTCAATGCGGGATAGGGTTCCCGTGATGAATTGCGGAAGGAAGGCACGGGAAAGAACCCGCTCAAAAAGGAGCTGGTTATCCCTAGGCTCTGTAACCGATACTTTCGTTCCGTAGTAGGTGTTGGTGATGGCCTCCGTGGTGGACGTAAGCAGCGGGCCAAGGTCATCGCCAAGGAACGTCGTTTTCAGATAGGGCAGTGGATTCTCGCCATTCAGCGCCTTGCCCAACGTCGTGGCCATGTTCGCATACGGCATCATGTAATTGATGGGCGCGTATGAGTAGGTGCCATCCCTATTCACCTTAACAATCTTGGCCTTATCCGTGTCGAAGGTTGGTGCAATCTTGTCCGTATCCTTAACATCCTGATCGCTGGAGCCAAGGACGCGGCTTCCCCAAGCAGCTAAGCCAGTGGTCATTCCTGCAACGCTGGCAAGGGCAAGGCTGCGCTTGGCGGCTACGGCAATCATCTTTTGCCCAATCTGACGATCTACCGGATTTTGGGACGTTCCAAGCCGATATCCCTCACGCATCAAATACGAGATGTGCTTTACGTTATTAACGCTAGTCCTTACCACCTCATACTCAAACGATCCAAATGCATTAGCAGCACCAATGGCAGTTAGCTGCCTAAAGCGTCTGGCAATTCTGCTGTGGGTAGGGAACGTATCATTTGTGAGATTAGCCGCACGCTTCATTATCTCGTCCATCCCTAGGTTGGGCGAGTAGCTCTGTATCTCCCTTACGTTCTGCTCAAAAATGGCAAGTCTGACAAATGAGTCTGGAAATCCATATGCTCGACTAAACTTATCCAGCACTTCCTTTGGCTTCTTCGCAAAGGAGGATTGCTCTATTAGGGTGCTGAGTTCCTGCGCCTCGGCGCCACTCTGGACAATGCCAAGGCTTTCAAGTTTCTTGAAGCGCTTGAACATGTCCACCTTATCTTGAGCCGTCATTCCTTTCGTTCCAAATCCGTAAATTCTTCCAACTTCCCTTGCTGCTCCTACTAAATCAGCAGGGTTAATTTTGAACGAGGCTGCGGCAATAGCCATGTCTCCAAGGACCTGAGGCATTACGGCTTCAGGCAAGTTTCCAACAGTCTTCATGGCCTTGGAGAATCCCTGCAAGGACATCCAATGCTTAGCCATTGTCCCGTCTCCAAATAGGTTTGGAGAAAGCATTTCCTTGTAAGCGTTATTCCACGCCTCAGGAACGTAAATATCCTTCAACTTGCTGTGAAGCGTTGGGCTTTCGGCAGCAACCAACAATACATCTCCTGCGCGTTTCGTGTACGAACCAATACCTGAGTTTATGAGAAAGTTCTTCATGAACTCGTCATGACTCTCGTGCAAAACAAGACGAGCTTGAGCATTTAGCGTGTTGGCAATACGGGCTCCCGGCTCAACCACCTCGCCAAGCCAAGCCCTAGCTTTGTCGCTTAGCTCATGCCTACGCATCAACGGAGACGTTGGACCATTCGTAGGGCCTCCAGCAAAGTTGGCGCTCCACAGGTAGCCAATATCATCCAACATTCTGGTCATCTGCCTATCTGCGATTTTTTCAGCCTCGGCTTGGGATACGCCAGAGTTGGCCATGAACTCATTCACAAGCTCGTCCTTGTAGGCCTGACGAGTAACGGGTGTATCAAAGTCAACTTCTCTTTTGGCACGCGGATCGTGTGCTGCGTATGCCCTTCTGATGTAGCTTGTCTTGTTGTTAAGAATTGCGTTCTTCTGCGCTGGATCAATCGGCATCTGCGCGATGATGTCTGAATTTTCAGCACGCAGAACATTGAACCTTTCGAGGTATGGACGTATGCTGGGAGGGAGGATATTTGGGGAAGCATTACCGTCCAACACCGATGTCACATCTGCCGTCAACTGGGACGGATTGGACGACTTCCCTATCTCCTTCTTCACCGAAATACCTATGTTGTAGGCTTCGGTTTGATTGGCCTTAAGGCCGTTCATGTAAGTTTCAATACCGCCAATGGCTTCTTTCCCCAGCTTAGCTTCTGGACCAACAATGGCGGATGAAAACTTATCCTCAATTCCCTTGGTCTTAAAAAGAACAGATGGAGCATGGGTTGCTCCATACGTTGCAACTCCATACAGAAAGGCCTTTGGCAGGGCATTAGGATCGCCCTTCTCAATGGCGTCGTTGTAAACGTAGGCACCAACTCCAATTCCAGCCCCAGCTTGAGTGGCCTGAGCTATGGCAGGACTGGCAATGAGGTTGCCAGCCATCTGATAGCGCTTCTCAACGGCACCAAGGACGCCTCCCGTAGCCGCGCCAACGCCTCCAGCAACAGCCAACTCCTGCCATTCAGGAAGTTCACCCTTGTCAATCATGCCCTTCACCGACTCAGCCGTCATGGCCGTGGCACCACCCTGCGTTGCCCTGATGACGGCTGGCTTAACGAAGCCAGTGGATGAGCGGATGGCTTTCAGTCCAAAGGATGCTGGGATGAAGCCCATCACGCCACTAGCCGCAATCTCGCCCTTGCTGATGTCAGCCCTAGTGCCCTCTTCCTGCTCCACCTTTTGCCTAAGCCAGTTGAAAAACGAGCCTCCCCCAACTGCTCCAGCTACAGCACCAACAGGACCAAGAACAGCAGCCCCAGCAGCCGTGCTGGCAAGCGTTCCACCAATCTCCATTGCAACGCCACGGGCCAATTCACCCATCGTTTGCTCACGGACAGGTACTTTCGTGTACTCCTGCGGTTCATCCTTGGCCTGAGGCGCTTTGGCTTGCGGCTCTGGCTGGCGAGTTTCAGGCATACCAGCAACCAACTGCTCTCCCTCTTCCCTAGAGGGTTGCCTTTCGGCCTCTACTTCAAAATCCCCCTTGCTGGTATTGATGATGTACTTGGGCATGCCCCACTATCATAGCGCATTTACCCAGCGCTAGGGGCTTGTTAGCGAGCCCGATTGGCCCTGCGAGCAGCCTGAGCAGCCTGACGTTCAGCAAGCATTTGCTCCAGAATACGGTTCATCTGGGCGTTTTGCTGCTGGAACTGATTGACATTGCCACGAATCAATCCGCCAAAGTTGGTTGGATTGGACATGATGGCCAGAATCTCAGGGTTACGCAGCTTCACCGTGGTTTCTCCTCCGCCCGGACGTGATGCCGTGATGGTGAAGGTGGGGGGCTTTCCTCCCTTGGTGTTCTCGTACTCCTGAAGCAAAAGGTCAGCAATACGCTTAGCATCCTTGGACAACTCAATCCTAGGAATCTCAGCGCTCTGCATGGGACGTGGGGCAGCGGCTTCACTGGTCTGTTGACGCCCACCACCTGGCCTCATTCCGGACGACAGCGCTTCCATTGTCGCCTGAATTGCGTTGGATGGGCGGTCAAATACTGCTTCACCTACTCCTTCTGGAACACCTCCAAATGGAACAGTAAATGCCCTAGCGGTTTCACCAATGGAATTGCTTCCAGAAAGCATGGTGCCAATGCCTTCTCCAGCCCTAGTGAGAAACGACTGTTCAGGCACCGTGTAGTCACCAACAGCAATACCCCTCGCAAGCGCCTCAGCTCCACGGAGCGGAAGCCCTAGAAACTTGCCAAAATCAGGTGTTCCAAACTCAGAACGAGGGGCCATCCCATAAGCGGCCATCCCTTCTGCCCCAGCCGCAGAACGCTCGGCAGCTCCAGCAATGGACATTGCGGGGAAGTTAAACCTGCGCTCCTGTTCAATGGTTCCATATTGCGGAGCCCCAGCAGGACTACGCGGAATGTAAGCCAGACGTGATGGCTCAATATTGGTGTCAACAACAGGAGCCTGAGGAGCAGCAGCAATGACAGCTTGAGTGAGCTGGGTGTCGTTTACGCTGGGAAATACACTAGCGTTAGCCAAGAACGCCTGAAGATCGGCATTTCCACTAGCCCCAAGCTGCTCCGTATTTGCAGTGGGCAGCTTGGGCGGAAGGTTGTTCTGGGCAACCACCCCAGTTGAGGTTCTAACTGCTTGAACATTGGAAGACTGCGCTGGCGTTGGTGCAGCTTTCTGGGGCGTTTGCCCTTGAGGCGTGGCATCTACCCTGCGAATACTCGTTGCGCCAGCAGGAGCGCCCTGACCAAGCGGAACAGACGGAACTCGACCGGCAGCAAGGTTCTGCCTAGCGTTATCAAGGACGGGCTTGAAGTCGTCCATGACGGCACTAAGCGTGAATCCGCCGGGGTACTTCATGGCGACGGCAAAGTCGCCAAGCGCACCAGTCATTCCGGCCTGATTCCCGCTGGCCTCTGCCTCAAGATATCTGAGCGCAAAGTTCTGTATTTGCTGAGCCCTGTCTGGATTAACCTTGGCCAGCTTTACCTGTTCAAATTGGCTCTTTCCAGAAACCGGATCAAAAATCCTTACAAACGGAGTTCCGTTTACATCAACTGACTCAATCTTTGCCTCCGTTCCCATCGACTTGAGGATGCCAGCAATTCTGGTTTTTTCCTCGTTCTCAATTTCCATCCCACGCGCCTTCAGCCCAGCTAACTTTTTATCTGTTTCAAACTGTGACTTGGCCAAATTGATGCGATCAGCTTCAATAGACCCACCAGCGGCAGCATTAATGACATTAAAAGGAGCTTGAGCACCAACTCCTATCTTGATGATTGTGTCAGCATCAAGCGGTTTACCTCCAGCCGCAGAAGAGGCTTTAGCTAGCTCCTGACCAAATAGGTCAATGGCAGCGGACTCCTTCTTCTTACGATCAAGCTCAAAAGCAGCAGCATTAGCCTGAGCCTCAGCCGCCTTGGCGTAGCGCTCTTGCTGCTGAACCTTAATAATCTCACCACCGATTTCAAATGCAGTAGTTAGCTCAGCATTTAGCTTCTTATTGTCGCTTAGACTTAGACCTCCCTTAGTCAGCTTTTCTGAAAGCTTTGCAATAGTGTCCTTTTCTGGAGCAAAGTCAGCGTAGTTTGGGTTCTTTGAAAGAATTGCCAACATTCTGACATTCCTGCCCTGAAGAACATCATTAGCTAATTTATTCTTCTGATACTCCTGAATGGCATCAGCGGCGGACTTTCCTACGCCAGCAATGCCTTGAGCAATACCCTGCGCTCCAGCCATTGCCCCCTGAAGATAGGGGGTGTAGTCCACCCGTCCAAGACCAGCCTGTACGCCTTGTCCAATGATGGCCATATTAAGCGAATTTGTAGTTGATGCGGCTGTCCATCCAAGAACGGATGAAGGACTTCAGCTTTGGCTTATTACTGATGAACTTGGCAAACCGTTCACCATGTTTGACGTAGAGTTTATAGAACCAAGACGGGGCATCTTCAAGCAGCCATTCACGGAACATAAGCCACTTCGGGTTCTCAACTCCGTATATCTCACGAGCCACCCAGCACGTCTTGAAGAGTGATGGATTGCCTAAGAGCGATCCTGCAACATTGCCAATGGCTCCAATAGTTGCGCCAGCAATTTGGCCCTGAGCTCCAGCCCTAGCGCCATAAGTGGAGGCCTGATAGTTGGCGAGGTTGGCCGCGTTCTGTAGGCCCAGATTGATGCCAGCAGATGGGTCAAACAACTGCGGACCCATGCTCATCTGACCCTGACTAATGCCCTGCTGCTGAGCCCCAAGACCCAAAGCGGCAGGAGTCTGGCCAAATCCAATCAGGCCAAGGCTAGCAGCCGTGACATTTCCCTGCTGCTGAGCCTGTTGAAGGGCGTAGGCCCGATCCGCACCAAGCATACCTTGCTCAGCACCCAGCACTGCTCCAAGATTGGCAAACTGCTGCTGAGCTTGCTGCGCCTGATAGGCACGATTGGCCTCAGCCGCAGATAGGCCAAGACGGGCGTTAAGCTCCTGAGCAGCCATGCTCTGGCCAGCGCCAAATTCAAACGCACGCTGTCCAGCAGCCTGATTAGCCAGCGCAGCCTGAAGATTGGCTTGCTGATTGAGACGGGCCACATCCTGAGCGTTCGTGATGTTGAATTGACCAGCTTGCATCCCAGCCTGTTGATTAGCCAAAGCAGCCTGAAGCATGGCCTGTTGATTGGCCCTAGAAGCCTCAAGACCAGTGCCGACATTGAACTGACCAGCCTGAAGAGCCGCAGCAGCGTTAGCCTGTTGACGGGCAATGTCCGCACGAAGCACGTCAGTGGAAAGCGCCTGACCAGCTTGTTGGGCTCCAAGAAGCTGTTGGTTAATCTGCTGAGCCATCGCAATGTCTTCAGCCGTGCGCTGACGGGCAGCACCAGCACGGGCCAAGGCCTCTCCCGTGATTCCAGTGGCACTTTCCAAGCGACCTGTGCTAGCAGCCATCTCACGAGCTCCTTGCGTAGCAGCACGAAGCTCCTGAGCTGTAAGTTGACCGGGGGCAGCAGCCCTAGCCAAACCCTGAGCCTGAAGGGCCTGACTGAGCGGAGAAAGCTGCTGATTGCGAAGAGCCTGTTGATAGAGAGACTCACCAAGGGCTCCAGCACCAACACGCTCAGCAGACACCTGACCAGCGGCTACACGCTCAGCCGCCACACGCTCTGGCGTAAGCGTTCCAGCCACTTGAAGCTGTTGAGCAGCCACCTGCTGGGGAGTGAAGCCAGTGGGAGCCGTCAAACGCTCAGGAGAGATGGCTTGAGCCTGAGGAGCTTGCATCGCCATCTGACCCATCTGATTCAGATAGCCGCTCATTTGGCGACCGCCAAGCTGTGCAGCCTGACCAAGGGCTGCTGCCATCTCAGGATTGGCCGCAAGATAAGCCTCACGGGCTTGAGGGGCATACGCCCCAAGCTGAGCTAGGCCATATTCCGTAGCTTGAGTTTGAAGCTGCTGCTGAAGAGCAGCCTGACGCTGGGCGGACATTGCCGCCAAATCCAACGTGCCATAAAATCCTTCAGCCGTACCGGGGGCTACACCAAGGAGAGTGTTCTGAAGGTCGCGCTGCTGAAGAGCCGTGTATTGCGGACGGTAGGTAGATTCTGCGCTCAGCAAAAGCTGCTGAAACTCAGGACTCGCCATCTGGCTAATGAACTGAGAAGCAGACTCCCCAGCATTAACAGGGGCGGGAGCAGGAGGAGGAGCCGCTACTTTCGTTGAAAAACTCATAGATGGCTAGTGCTTTGTTAAAGGGGAAGAATCGTGGCTTAAGGTCGTTTCTAACCCCACGCTGCCAGCCAACATAAGGCAACGACCACGGCAGGATTCTAGCAAAGATGGACGGTGCTTTATGTCCTATTGCCAGTTCTGCCCACCAGCAGTCTGCATCCTCAGGATTCCACTCCCATAGCCTGTCCTTCCTGCATGGCCTAAACAGGAGGAGTACGTCAGGCTGGGAATAGCAATATCCGTTTAACGTGTAATGGCCATGAATCTTGGCAAACTCAGGCCCATAGATGGCCAGAGCTTGCTCAATGGCCTTAGGCAAACTTGGTTTGAGTAGCGAAGACGGTGAAGGTTGCACTCGCCGTCTTTATGATGGTGAAGGTGTAGATGTCCACACTGGAAGCATTGCCAGCCGTGGGAGCCGTTCCACCAGCCCACTTGGGAGTTACGGCATTACCATCAATGGTCATAGCCGACTGATAGTAGGCCGTCGTTCCCTGCGTAGCCATGACAACAATGCTAGCCGAGTCATTGGTGGCCATGACGGAGTTCAGGGTGGTGGACCCATCTCCGCGCACATTCAGCGTCCAGTTGGCTGAAGCATTGGTCGTGTAATAAACCACAGCCCCATCCAAGAAATTATAGTTTACGGTGCCAGTGAGCGCACTGCCGCTAATAGCTGCCTTCTCAATGGCTTCGTAGATGGAGGTAGTTCCAGTGGCAGAAAGGCTCGTAAAAGCCCCAGAAGCAGGGGTAGAAGAGCCAATAGGGCTGTTCTGGATGGAGGTAGCCGTCAAAGCCCCTCCAGAAGTCCAAGTCGGGCCTCCCGTACTCAGCTTTGAAGCCGTAATCCCGCCATCCTTAACAATGATAGCCCCACCAGAAAGCTGGGTAGTAGAACTATCAACCGATCCAGTGTCAAAGGTGGCATTGTTCACGGCATTATTTAGCATCGTCGCCGTGACGCTATCCCCAGTCGCAAATGTATTTCCTGTAGCTAGAATGGCCATATTAGGTGGCTTGAGTTACGCCTAGATTGGTTAGGGCTGCATTAAGATTGACGGCTCGCAGCTTGGGACGCCCAACCGTAGGGGTGAGAGTTAGCTGCGCTCCATATCCTCGTTTATTACCAATCCTACCACGCAAGGAAGCATCTTCACCCACTGGGAGATTGGCATTGTCCAACAAGGCGTAGATGCTGGTTAGGGCTTCAGTTGAGTCCAGATTCTCCGTTTCAAAGCTAATGCTGGCGTTTGACGCCTCACTAGCCGAGGATTCGACATGAATCTCGTAAGAGGAGAACTTCTTACGATCTATGGTTCCCATCGTGTACTGGCGGGTAGTAACGTAGGACGGAATCGTGTAATTGGAAGCTGACACCCCAGCGTACAGGGATAGTCTATCCGTGGCGTCATCGCGGGAATCAATGATGTGAACTGACCCGCTGCTTCCAACGACGTAGAGCTTGGAAAGCCCCCCAATATCCCCCACAATCATATCCTGAACATCCCATCCCGTTGAATTAATCGTATCTACGGATTCCCACCCCTGATTCAACAGGTTGTACACCAAAATGGTGTTGTTTTTCACGGACGTACCCAAGGGAACAGCGATGTAGTAGCGGTTGTTGTAATAGGCCGCTACGGCGTTCTGGGCATAGTTACGGTTGATCTGACCAATGGTGGCATTGATCGGCTCAGACAGGGGAACCCCCACTCCACGAAGGTTGTAGAGGTCGCCAAACGCTGCGGCATAGACACCATTGTCAGACAGGAACAACACCTGATTGCCAATCTGGACGATGGACTTGCGTGATACACATCCAACCTCCTTGGTGATTAGGTTCACTGATGTGTCCAGTAGTGAGCCTGATATGCCCTTAATCAGGTGGATGGAGTGCCGCATGAAGACAAGCAGGTTGTCTTCTGCAAATGGTTCCACTCCTACCAAGGAATCAGCCGTACCTCCAGTGATTCGGTATTGCGCCTCAATCTTGTCGTAGGTGTCGCTGTCTAGGATGTCAGACGCGACAAGCTCATCCAAAATGTTCCTATCCGTGTAGGTTGGGGAACCTGAAGTGCCACCCGGCTCATAGGAATACGGAATCCAAAGACGCCTCTGATGATGTACGCCCCAAGCAGGGGACGGCATATGCATGAGCCCTAGGCTTTGACTCTGACGCTTGGCATAAACAGCCTTATGCGTCGCATCGTCAGGAGTCTGGGTGTAGAAAGTGAAGCTATCAACTGAAGGTACGGTAGCTACGACATACCCATTGCCATCTTCAGTCAGATTTCCAGCACCCTTATCCACGACATACACCCTATCTCCAACGGAAAGACCATGTGCCGTGGCTGTAACAGTGGCAATACCGTCAGCAACCGTCGTGTTATTCGACGCATCCATGTACACCGGATTGGTGTACGCTCCTCCCGTCACCTTAGTGAAAGCGGGAGTTCCTGACAACGACCCATTCCATTCCAATGCTTGAAGGCCATCTCGGAAGATGAACACCTTGTCGAACGCCTGAAGGAGGTTCACCTGAGACGTGATGGTGACGCCAGTAGGGTAGGCAATCGTCGTAGCTACACCCGTTGAAAGCCTGATAGCTTGAGCGTTCAGGTTGGTAGCTAGAACGATGTAATTGTCGTTCGCCGTATTCGGATTGCTGAAGAGACATGATCCAAACACTCCCGTAACAGCCGTTGCAGACAAGGCTGCGGGCTTGCTCGTACCACTCCCAGAGTAGGTTTCGTTTCCCGTAGCTCCCGTAATCGTGAAGGTGAATTGAGTGCTGCTGGTAACAGTGATTAGACGATTGCCGTTGGGATCAACCGTACCCGTAAGCCCAGAGATGTAAACCAACGTATTGCTACTGTAGCTATGTGCTCCAGACGTATCTACCGTCACCGTAGTCGTGCTACGACTCGCGGAACTAATCGTCACTGTACCACTGTAAAGCTTCCAAGTGGGACTGGCTAAAAGTTGGATAGACTCGGTGTTTGAAGTGAGGGTAGGACCAAAGCTGTCAATACCCTTACGCACCTGCCAAGCACCATCCAAGTCCATGCGGCCATTACTGCTGTAGGCTACATCCGTAGGCTTTAGCTGGTCAGGCCGCAGACGATTGTTCATCCGCAGGAACCCAGTGTCTCCATCCGTGGCAATGGGCGTGTCAATCGCCCCGTATTTGGAATAGCGGGCCATTATTGGTAGAGATAACGAACGATGACGATGCCCCCTAGGGCGTATCCGCCAAAAGCAGGATCGCCACCACCACCGCCATATTGACTGGCCTGAGTGGATGCAGCAGCGCCAGCACCATAGAGGCTACTGCTTAGCGGAGAGCCAGACTTGCCAATACCAGCAGTGTTTCCTGAGGCTGCACCACCAGCACCACCACCTGCGGCTCCTACCATCGATGTTCCACCGGGAATACTAATGGCAACAGCAGTTCCACCAGCATTACCAAACCCGCCACTGGAAGAAGTGGGCTGAAGACCAGCACCAGCAGCACTGGATACGGGAGGGCCAGAAGTGCCACCAAAAATAGCAGCAGCACCACCGCCGCTTCCTCCAGACTTACCGGCGACATAATTGTCGGGATAACCACTGATACCACCACCACCACCACCAAGAGCAGTAAGTCCAAAGCCAATGGTATTTCCACCATTCACACCAGCACCATTACCGGCTGCACCAATGGTGACGGAGTAAGACCCAACTCCAATTTCTTCGCCTTCCCTGATGATGACACCGCCACCGCCGCCGCCACTGTAGTTGCCACCAGAAGCACCACCGCCACCAACAAGCAGTACGTCGATGTACTTCCCAGCAGGAGCAGCCGTAACTACGAAGTTATCATCTGACGTGAAAGTGTGATACTTGTAATTACCAGACGTAGTTACAGTGCCACCCGTAGCTGCGATGAATGAAGCTGCGGAACCTTGAAGGCCAAAAGCTCCAAAGGCGCGAACACTAGCCGCGCCAAATGTGGAAAGGACAGGCATACGCCTATCCTACCATTTAACGCCGCTTGCGCTTGAAATCTACGCCCTTGATTTTGCCCTTGTTGGCAGAGGCGTAAAACACACGCTGACCGCGCTCCTTGCCGTACTCCTCCTGCATCGCGGCCATAATCTTCTTACCTTTCTTGGTGAGGGGCATGGTTAGCACATCTTTCGCTTAGTGCCATGATTCTTGGTCTTCATGGAGCCATACTCCATCATGCGGTCCTTCTTGGACTCGGACATTTCGTGACGCTTCATCTGCGCCTTCGTTTTGTAGCGTTCGCCTGATTTGCTCATAAGTTTGGTGTTGACAGAAAGTCGTTTCCCCCTCCACCTCCCCGCTAGGGGAGGCAGCTAGCAGGACCAAAGCACCTTCCTAGCCCAATAGTTGGCTGAAAGCTTTCCTTCTCCGCCCTTAATCCCGCCAGACCTAGCGCAATAGGACTTCCTGCGGGCTTTGCTCTTATGCTGGGTGTAGTCCTGCATGGAACTATCACCGAAATGGACAATCCTCTCCTGCCCATTCGCACAAGCCTTCACCACCTTCTTCTTTCCAGCCCTCCAACTCTTCATCGGTTGGTTGCATGGCATCTCGTCCTTTGACTTCTTGTTCATCGCTTACGACGATAGCGTACCACAATCGAATAGACACCAGCCGCAATGGCTAGGAGCGAGGCTAAAATCCGCAAGGCCCAATCAAGCTGTTCCTGCCATGCGGCAATGGAGCTAGTGGCACTAATCATCGCCAAGACATCACTTCCAATTTGACGGCTAGGGATGTTCATTTAACAGCCCTCACAGCCATCTTCTGTTCGGTACGAACACCAAACCAATAGCCAACTGAGATGGAGAACATCCCAAAGGTGGAAGTGATGATGAAGCCCATAAGCTCTGGATTGTCATTACGATACCATATGGCCATCGTAATTGAGCTAATCCAAAGGGCTACGGTGAGGCCCGGTCTAAAGAGAGCAATGATGTCTGTGACAATGCCTGACGAGGTTTTCAGGTTGCCCTGAGCCTTCACAGCCTCCGTGAACGACTCGGCGTTCTTCTCCTCCGTAGTCTGCCGTAACGCAATATCTGCCTTCTGAAGGTCAATCTGGGAGGCTAGCTTCAGCTCCTCCATCTTCATCTGATGGTTGTCCTTGGCCTCCTTCATGGACATCCATTTCTGGAAAATGGCACCCCCTAGGCCGAGAATACCCCCAACGGGGCCAGCTAAGAGGGTGCTTAGGTCCATGTTCTAAAATGCCCAGAAAGGGCGTTTCCTTGCGTTTTAAGGCGTTTTGTCGCCTTCCGAGGGTACGGCCTTGATCTTCAAAGCCTCCATAAGCTGTTCCGCGCACTTGCGGACAAGCTCATGGTCGGCAGCGTTAAGGGGCGCAAGACGCGCCGCATTGTACAGGGCATTGAGGGCTTGGTTATGGTCCATATCCTTCCTTTGAAAGAAATGCTTAGATTGGCAAGCAATTAACGGAATCTACTCGTCTTCTCGGCAATCCGCTTAGGCTGCTTGGAAAACTGCTTCCCAGCCTTCATAGCCTTACGCTTGGCGGCATTGGTGGCGGCACGCTCCCCAGCAGACAGGGAGGCCCAAGCCTTGGCTGGCAAATAGCGTTCCCCCGTCTTCAAGGAAGGCTTGCCACTCAATGTGCGCCATTCCTGACGGGTCCAATCAACCAATGATCGCTGCTGGGCTTTCACGACTTATACCCTCCTCCAGCCTTCTTGTAGGCAGAGGCTAGGAATTGGGCTTTACGGGCTGACCATTGGCCAGACCTGCCACCCTTATCCCCTAGGAGGATGCGACGAAAGAGGTTCTTCCGCAAGGTAGGTTTTGTGTATACACCCGCACTATTCACCGTTGATTTCATTTGCTGGTAAACGTAGAGGTTCCCTTGCTTACAACCACCTTATTCCCATCCACCGTGACGGACATAGGCTCATTGCTGGCCTCCAACCTCTGGATGAGTTCGCCAATGATTTGGAACTCGGGTTTGTCTTCCTTATCCTTCGTCCCAGTAATGCCTTGCATCATGTTAATCAGGGCCACCAAAGCCCCGCCCACCATCGTCATAACGGCTGTGATGGCAGACTCAGATAGGAAGGCAGAAGCCCCCACCCCAATAAGGATGATGAGGGTGATGTAAATCAACCCGTGCTTGCCAATGGCGCGGGCTGTAGCCTCGCGTGCGCTTTCAGACTTAGGCGTCATTTGGACCTATAGCCTACCACAGCCGTACCCAAGTAGTTGTCCTTTGTCACCCTAGCCCAGCTTTCTGACACAGGGGATGAATCGCCCGACATCAACCACCCATAGCTATCCTTCTGGGCGGTTCTATGGATGATGGGCTTATCGTGGTAAGTAGCCGTGTAAACCACCACCTCACCCACTTTCAAGTTATCAAAGTTATGCTGGGTGACGACTACTTCCCCGCCCTGAAGCAGGGGCTTCATTGACCCCGTAAACCCCACAGCCCATGTTTTGCCGCCAATCTCCTTAGCCTTCTGGGTCGCGGCCACATCAGGACTATCCACCACATAAATGGGGAAGTCTACCTTAACAGGCTTCCATCCAAAGGCCAAAAGCCAAGCGGCCCCAAGCAAGGCCACATAGGTGGCAATGCAATGGGGCCAACTGGTGAAAGCAGCCTTTAGCTGCTCACGCATCAAACAACCGGAGTGAGGCCAGCGTTCTCTGCCAGCACGCGATAGAACGGCACATCGTCATCACCATTCCACGCCGCAGTCTGCTCGGCGGTGGCGTTGACCAGTTGGCTGCTCACCTCGGCACCAGAGGCGTCGAGAAGTTGGCAGTCGGCCACGGCGGGACCGTTCTGGTAATTGACGTAACGCACGTTAAAACCAACGGCGGTTTTGGTGCCGGTGGGCGTCCAGAGGGTGACGGGATCAATGACGATGAGGTTAGGATTCATAGGTGGTTAGAGTTAGTCGTTGGTGGTCTTGGCCGCGATGTAGTAAACGGTGCCGTCGATTTCGACGCGGATGGTGCGGTTCGGGGACGTGGGTGAAACGGTAGCTGCCTCACCGAGCTTCCACGCTTTCGCGGTGCCGCTGGTCGGGGCCACGGTCTTTACTGTTCCCGCAAATGTCGCGTTCTGCGAAGTATCCAGCGTGAGTGCAGCGGTGCCTGTAGTGGTCTGGATCGTCAGCGTTCCCGTACTCAAATAACTGATGAACGTATTCGCGGAATTATTGTAAACCGCCAAGTTTAGGGTGCCATTCTTCCGAGCCTCAAAACCTTGGAATCCTCCAGACGTGTCGAGCGTAAGAATACCTGCGGCAGAACGATAAAAACTCGTATCCGTCCCAAACCCAATCCCGCCCGCGCTGGTGCCGCTGGTGTCAGTAAGGACTAGTTTGGTTCCGCCGTAAATCGCCTTCTTCACAAACGCCCCGCCCGCCACCTGCAACGCGCCGCTGCCTTCTCCGGTGGTGTCGGTGGTGTCTCCGATCGAAACAACACCACTTCCCGTCTTGATTGAGATGTTGCTTGTTCCGCCGGTAATCGTTCCGACGTTAAGACCGATGTTCGCACCGGGGGAGCTGATGCCGACGACGTTAATTCCGTAGGCGGGATAGCCATTGGGAACAACGGTGCCGCTGCCGGTAATCTGACCAACCTTAATGCCTTGGACAATCGCGCCTTGCGTTCCGACATACTGACCGCTGGCACTCGTCGTGATGGTGCCGACATCAATACCGCGAATGTCCTGTCGAAGATCAGTCGCGCTGCCCGAAATGTTACCTACTGAAACTCCAATGTAGGTCTTATTGAGGTCTCCAGTAATTGAACCAAGGGTGCCAACGATGGCCGTGGCATCGGTGTTGGCGGCTGGGCTGTTCGTCGCGGTCAGTTTACCCGCAAAGCTGCTCGTCCCCGTCCCGCTCACCGTCAGGTTGCCGCCAATAGTGGCGTTGCGCGAAGCATCGAAATAAAGCGCGTTCGTGTAAGTGGAACCACCTTCCGCCGTTGACTGCTGCAACGCAAAATCCGATGCAACTGTAACGTCAGTTTGAAATGACCATGTGCGTCTTGAGCCAGCTCCAGAATACGCTTTTAAAAACAAACTTGCACCGGCATTAGATGTAGCCTCAAGAATAAGGTTTGGCCGACCAGAAACTTGAAGATTAAGTGTATTGTTTGTCGAACGGTAAAGGGCTAGTTCCGTTCCCCACCACAGTGCCGTCGTGTTATCGGTTCCCGCTGATAGAACAATTTTGCTACCGGCGTAAATGTTCCCCCCGCCAATCCCCACGCCAGTTGCTGCCGTAGCCCCGCCAATCTGCAAGGCTCCCGTGGTCGAGGAACTAGCCGCCGTGGTGCCGTAAACCTTCAGCCCGCCGCTGCCGGTGATGTCGGTCGTGCCGCCGATGAGGAGGTTGGTTGTAAGTTTGGCAACGGGACTATTGGCGTAATTAAACTCAATTGCTCCTGTTGCCCCACCATTAATCCGAATTGTCGAATAGCGCGTTCCATCGCCCGCAATCTGCAACCAGCCACCGGCATTTCCATTCAGATAGACACCGTTTGATGCCGAGTAATTAGATATGTTGGCATCCTTGTCATACCCCGACGTATCGGCGCTAAATACTAGTCGTCGATTTACCGTAGCGCTCCCACTCGCCCCCTGCCCCAGCACCAGACTCGCGCCGCTGCTGCCACCGGAGAGGGTGAGGTCGGTGGTGGTGTTACCCGTGACGCTGTTGAACACAGGCGTCCTAGCCGCCATCTTGCGGGTGCCGTTCGTCGTGCCGTCAATGGCGAAGAAATCGTCAGAAGCCGTGGACGTAGCAGTGGACGGGAGGGAATTGATGCGAATGTCGGCCATGTTAGGTTACGGCAATTAAAGGATTGGACAAGTCGTCAACTAAACGATCTCCGCTATCAGTGACTAGGCTGTAAATGATGTCAGGATCAACCGTCTGTGGGCGGCTTAGAATGACATCGCTCCAAAGCTCCCTATCGGCATTAAGCGGAGTTACGCCCTTATTGGACGTGAACGGTCTGACAAGGATTGGAACGTCAAACTGCATATCAAGGACGCGACATCAAGACATCCACCCAGAACTCCCTGTCACAAAGTAATGGAGTTATTCCATTGCTTGGTGAAAATGGACGGACAAGAATTGGGGCATCCAAAAACATTACAGGTAGTTAAGCTCCTGAATCTCAACCACCACATCCGTCGAATCATCACGGATGGCTTTAGCCTTCAAGGCCTGAGTACGGGTCCAATAAGCCGTGGAACCATCGGGATATTGGAACCCAAGGCTCGTCGTGGGACTCGTAGAGCCATCCAGCGTCACACGGGCATTGGCTCCCGTAAACTGCACAAACACATGGGTAGTGTCACTCTGGAGGGTGAAATCAATGATGTCCTCAGCAGTGCTGCTAATCGTGTTCTGCTTGTGCGTAGCCCCATTCTGCGGGATAGCCTGAGACGGGGTGTTGACGATGCGGGAGTTAGCCATGATTAAAAACGGGATTGAGAGGTGGAATGACTGCGGAAACGCCCTGCCGCCTTGTTGGCATTGCGTTGATTCATTGCGTTCTCCAATTCTAGCACAAGAAGGCTCTCCGCATAGGCTTCCTCAGCCGCAGCCTTCTCATTCTGCCCATCATACCTCAGAAAGTCGGCAAACGCCCCATGAGCAGCGTAATGGAAGAACTCAAGGGGTACGTTCTGATTGGTCGTGGAATTATAGTCCCCATCCCAACGCTTCTTGTAATCGACGTAGAAGGTGGTGAGGCTATCCGTGTTGCTAATCACCTTGGCTCCATCATTCGTAACCACAAACTCAAACTCGTCCACGCTATTGGTAACGTAGGGAGCCTCATCGTAGATACGAAGGAACGTATCAATGGAATTGAGGGTGGACTGCGTGAAGGGAATAACACTGGAGGACGCAGCCCTAGCCTCGCCTAACACCAGATAACGCGGCCAATAGGCATTACGCCGATAGGCATTGTAGGCACGCCGATTGATGAAGCTACCCACCAACGTGGTTTCAGCGTCCGTCAGGGTAGTGTTACCCGACAGCCCCTTAACCAAGGACAGGAGATTGCTGTAGGTGTCGGTTTGCATCAAATCTTGTTAGGAGCCAAATGGGGAAACTTCTTCTGATGGTACTTGATGAACTCCTTGCTGTTCACCTCGTGCCTCCCAAACTTACGGATAAGACGGAAATACTCATCAGCGGGATAGAAGGCTACAGCCTTTCCTAGGCCGGGAATCGTCTTATGGCCCTTCCACTTCTGGGCCTCATGGGCAGCTACGATTTCCTCCTTCTTCTCGTTGGCCTTGATGAGCTCAAACCCTGTCCTTATCTCTCGGATGAGGGCGTCTTTCACGGCCCCTTCACCGGGGAGGCTGGTGATGATATGCATAAAAAAAGGGAGCGCACCCATAAGGTGCGCCCCCATTCTAGCAGCGTATCGTGGTAGATCAGGCGAACTTCGCCAGATCAATGATACGCAGACCGATGACGATTTCGCCAGCCGTCAGGGAGGCGATAGCCGAATCCGTCACCTTGATGTACACGTCGGTTTCCGAGGCAACCGGCTTCACGGCCTGAGACAGGCCAGTGGTGCTCACCGTGGTGCCAGCCGTGTACTGGTCGCCCGTGTTGAACGCAGGAACCGTCATGGCGTCCACGTCGAGCGCATTGATGAACTCGTCGGGATCAGCCAGCGTGGTGCCAACGTCAATTACCAGCGAGGAAGAGCCAGCGATGTCCACCGTATTGGCGACACCAACCAGTTCCACCGCACCGTGAGCGGGAATCTTCGCAATGACGCGAGTACCACCGTTACCGATAGCAATCAGGTCATTGAAGTCCAGCTTGACGACATCCGTGAAGGAGCCGAGTTCGTTTACAGCAACTTTAGCCATTGTATTGTCCTCCTTGGTTCAGGTTCAGGTCAGGGTCGTGATCTTGCCATGCGCGCCCGGATGCGCCACCTTGAGGGTGCCGGTCCAGTCAACATAGCCACGCTCACCACCACCGAGGTTCGGGAGGCGGGTGCTGCCGAGCGGGATGAGCTCGCCAACCGCGTAATACTCAGGATTGACGAGATAACCCGTGTCCTTGTTCGTGGTGTCAGGAGCGCAGTCGGGGTTCATGTCAACGATGGTGACAATGCCGTGATCCGACTGATACTGCCCAACCGACAGCTTGATGAGGCTGGAGCCCTGCGGGGCGGTGAACTGGCGGATCGGGCCAGTCGAGGAGTCAGCGCGAGCAAAGTCGCTGATGACCCGACGAAGGGCGGTGTCCGCCACCAGCGTGAGGCTGTTCGTCACACCCGACACGCGATAGATCGACGTGATGAGGTTATTCAGAACGGTCTCGCTGAAGGTGCCAGACGCATGGATGGAGCCAGCGGGCGTGCGGTAGTCCGAGGGGACATCCGCCGGGCCAGCCGAGTCAATCCAATCGCCAATGCCGCGCATGGTGTAGGCGGTGCCGCCACCATTCTCAGCCGCACGGTCCTGAGTGCCGAGGAGGGTCTTCTCCACGTCACGCTTCAGTTCCTTCACGGCCTTCATCTCAGCGCGGGCGATGTCCTGCGGACCAACCGAGGAAACAGCCTGCTGGAGGTCGGACACGCGATAGGAACGACGGAGCTTCTGGACATAATTGCCCAGACGCGCCACCGACTCAAACTTGTCATCGAAGTCGGTGACATCAGCACCCTCGCTCACCGCCGTGGACGACGGGGTGGAGAGCTTGTCAACGCCCCACTCCACGAAGGTGGCGGAGCACTTGAACTTATCAGCCGAGCTGAGAACGGGGGTCTCAGACGGAGCCAGCATGGACATAGCGTCCTGAAGGTCCTCACGATTGAGGGCCGCGCTACCGGGGGAGGTAGTATCGTAGGTATTTGAGAACGACATAACTAATTAGGTTTTACGTTTGGAGATTTGAGCTGCACGGAGGGCGATGAAGTCGCTAGAGCTTCCTGTTTGCTTAAATCGGCTTTCAATGTCCTTGATGCTCTTTTCGGCACGGGATTCCGTGCGTTCAGGAGCAGCAGCGACGGCGTTGGGGCTGGATGGAGGATTGATGGCGGGAGCCTTTGGCTTGTCGTCCATGCTGATGAGCTTGCGCCCGTAGATGGAATTAGCCGCATGCGCTACCAGATACTCAATCTGAGGCGCGATTTCGGGCACTGACTCCTTCATCTTCTTGAGACGAGGGTCATTCACCATCGCCTCAAAACGCTTACGGGTGTCATTGTCCTCACCGTCCATCCAAGAGAGCTCCTGCTTGGCCAGCTTCTTGAAATTCTCCTCCATGAGCGAACGCTTCTGACGTTCTTGCAGCTCCTTGAATTGAGCTGGAATGAACTTCGTCTGGCGTCTGCGGGCATTTCGGAGCATTTCCCTAACCGCTGCCTTGGAATACTGCTTTCCATCGCTTTCGTAGGCGACATCATCAGCACCAAGGTCCTCTGACCTGAAGAGCACGTCCTCGGCAAATTCCACGAAGGAATCCACCTCGGCCTTCTCCTTTGCCAGCTCCTCTTCGGTGGCGATTGAGGAATAAGGATTATTCTCAATCTTCGCCTCAGGGAGTTGCTGTTGAGCCTGTTGAATCGCAGCCTCAAGGGCAGATGCCTTCTCCTCGGCCAGCTTTCGCTTGGCCGTAAGTTCAGCAATACGCTTCAACAGTCCGCTCTTGCCGCGTTGGGCAAGCTCGGCAATCTCTTCATCGGTTAGTTCACCAACGTCTTTTGAAAGAACCTCCTTGGGATCGGCTTCCTTCGGTTGGGATTCGCCCTCCTGTGAGGGAGGTTCCGCCTTGGGAGCTTCTCCTGCTGGAGCCGATTCAGGCTTCTTGGCCTCAGCCGGTTGGGCCTTGGCGGATAGCTTGGCGATGCGGTTGGACAGGAAGTCCTTGTCCGACATCGACTTGTTTTCCACGGCTGGTTTAACGTCTGCCGCGCTGGACGTAGCGTCTTCTGACATAAGGGATGTATTCCGCCGTCTTTTCGCCATCGGCGTCTGCGTTAGGCGCATCCTAGCATATTCAGTTTGGTGCTTGACCGTTCCATCCCAATACTATGCGATAATTACATGGGATCATAATGGTGCAAAGCAGAGCACGCCGCCAGCTAAGACGTTAGCGGCCCACCGGAATCACGGCTGCCATGCCGTGGAAAGGCCAATCGGGGGTGAGGCGGAAATGCAGGTTGGAGTCCTGCTTATGACCCCTCCATCCTATGATCGAAGAAAAGGCACTAGAGCGTCTGCATAACAGCGAAGACTTCCTCGCTTTCCTCAACTACATCGCGGAAAGCCGCGAATGGTGCATCAGTCAGATGCACGACGTGGGCACCGACCGCCTCCAACAGCTCAGCGGACGCATCCTCGCCTTGGACGAGGTGCTGTCCGTTGGGAAGCACAAGGAGCTGAAGGGGCGGTTTAGTGACCTACGACGCTAGTCAGGTCATCATGGCCTGAGTGTTCACCTGCCCCATTTGGGCAGGAGCAGTGCCTAGACGCCCAATCTGGGCGTTCTGGGCCTGTTGCATCTGGAACTGATACTGCTGGGCGTACTTCTCAATGCGCGCCTTGAAGGCCTCGTCCTGCTGCAAGCGCTGCATCACGTCAGGCTGTTGGGCATACTGTTGCATCACCTGCAATGCAATCTGAGCACCGTTGGGCCGCGCACCCACCTCGATACCAGCGTAAATCTTCGACAGGTCGTCCGTCACCTGCTTCACAATCTGCTGCTGCGCCTCACCAGCGGGCTGCAAAACAGCATCAGCCAATGCAGGATTCACTGAAACAGCCAAGGCCTCAAGCAGCATGTCCATGTTCATCCTGCCGTTGCGGTCGAGCTGGACGAGGCTGACAAACCGCTGAAGCTGGGCTTCTAGGGTTTCAGGATCGGTGTTGAGGACATCAAAGCTGATGCTGATGTCGAAGTCCTCATTCGGGTCTCCACGGTCGTAGCGGATGGGATCGGACGTTCCCGTGACACGGAAGAACACCTGCTCAGGGCCAAAACGCTGATAGCACTTGAAAGACAGCTTCAGCACGTCACGAACGTGGCCCAAGAACTTGTCAACGTAGTGCTGCTGACGAATACGCGACATGGGGTTGTTATGATCCAATCCCATGATGCGGTCGGCCTGATCCATCATCGTCCGTTCCAGCTCCACTGAGCCGGGGTTGTACGGTGGAACAGGGCCAAACTGAATCTCGCCGGGGCGGCGATAGGGGACACGGGCACCTGGACCCCAATCCGTGGGCGGAAGCCCAACGGGGTGCATGATGGGAGGCAGCGTGGCCATGCTATTGCGGTCGGTGCGGCTATCACGCTCGGCCTTCACTCCCCACTGCAACCCGCGAAGCTGCTCTGGCACCGTGGCCAGCTCGTACAGGCGCTTGTTGTCCTCGCTCAGCTTGGTGACAACGAACGGATAGTCATCATACCCGTTCAAAAGCTCATGCTTGGCGTAGCGCGGATCATCCGTGGTGCCGTAAAACGTCGGATGGAACACTGTGCAGTAGATGCCCTCGGAGTTGTCCTCGGGTGAAATGAGCCGCTGATAGGCATACACTATCTCAAACAGCTCCTCCGTCTGTTCGGACGGCATGCGGGCCGTCTCGGTGTTGGTGCGTGGGTCGGAAAGGTTGATGGACGTGGCGTAACGGCTGATGATTTCATCCACCCACTCCTCATCCCAACCCTCCGTGCTCACCTTGTTCTTCAACTCCTGAGCCGTCATCAGGACGCGCCAGAAGCAATAGGGAGCCTTTTGATAATCTGTGGTGTAGGCAGGGAAGAATACGTCGCCATCCGGAGCCAGTGAACATACGTTCGGCGCGTTCACCGATTGCCTAACCACAGGTAGTTCGGCCATGCCCTCCTTTCGGAGCTGCTTGATGGCCTTCTTCGCACGGGCATCCGTAACGCCCTTAAACTGCTGCTTCAGGAGTTCGGCAATCTGCTCGTCCACCTTCCCGTCCTGAATCAGACGAGCCAAGTCTGGACTAATCTGGGCAATCTGCTGCAAGTCGAGCTTCTGAAGGAAGGTGCGGTCCTCCTTGCGCCAGCCAACGTATGTCACCATGATGCCGCGCTCAAACAGGTAGTTGCAGCCCAGCTCCATCTGACGCCTGAAGTCCTTGATGTAGGACGCCTTCATCCACTTCAGGAAGGCGGACGTGACGCGGGCACGCGACATATCTCCAATCTCCACCGGATAGGCACGGATGTTGGCCCGTTCCATCGCCTCAATGCATAACGAGACGTAGGTGTTGATGCGCTCGTCAATCAACCCCACCTCCGTATCCGAAGCCCCTTCAAACGGGAAGGCGTCAGCGCCATGCTTGCGAAGGTCCTTCGACTTTCCCGGCCAGATGTTGCGGCGATAGTCGAACGAATCGCGGGTGCTCTGCAAATACCAGTCGAGGTCCCCGATGGTGCGGTCGTAGGCGTTCTTCAGCGCGGGCACATCAGGCTTTCCCTGCACAAATGTCAGGGACTCAATCTGGTCGTTGCTTTTCATTCAGGTTGCGCTGGATTTTGACGATGATGGAATTGGTAAGTCCCTTGTTGGCCCCCACCTTGTCCGCCAGAAGCTCTGGAGGAATGGGGTGGTAGCGGGCCGTCAAGGCTCTGGTCAAAATCTCAAATCCGAGAAGGCGGTCCATCTGCTCGGCTTGCCACTCGGGAGACAATGTAATGTCACTTTCCGAGCGCCTCATGCCGATAGGTAGTTCCGCCGTTCGCGTCCTTGATGATGTTGACGTAGATTGTTTTGCCAATAAGCCTATCACACCAGCTCGGTCTTATGGCTACGGGTTTGAGTGGTATGTCCTTGCCAAAAAAGGCATACACCCAATGTGGATTGGGGGCGCGTCTAATCACCTTCACCTGCATCCGCGTAGGCACAGCCAGCGGAACTTCCTTGTATAGGCGCAGCTTCTCGGCCCCTTGCTCCGTAAACCAAGCCCCGTTCTCATCCTTTCCCCATTCATCTTCAGACAGCTTCTCCTTACGGAGCTTTAGAAGCTGGTGGTTCTTGAGGCCGAGCTCAGCGGCCATTTGCTTGAATGATATGTGCATTAGTAGGCTTGATTGGCAGACCGCTTTACGGCCATGTCTGCTGGATTGATGTAACGAATGTCGGCAATGGCTGCATAGCGTAGAACGTCGATGGGGTCCTTCCACGCCTCGTCCAAGCCGCCTTCAGCCGTGTACTCCTGAATGGCCGTAATGATGTTCTGGCAGCGTTCGGAAACGTAGAAGTGGGGACGATTGAGGCTATCCATCGGGGCCTTGCGATTGTAGGCCATCTTTGTCTGCAATGCCTGTAGCCCGTCCTCAATGTCCAAGCCGGGGGCTGGTAGGAATATCAAGCCAGCGTCGCTCAGGTCTTCTATGATGGAAGAAGCCCCGCTCTGTGTCTGGTATTTCTGACTGCCAAGGCGCGGGTCAATGAGGCGTTCAAATGGATTGTCAGCCGTCTCATCCTCAAGGCCGGTGATGAGGTCAACGTAGTCGCGGATGCCGTAGCCAAGCCCCTTGCATCCAGCACCCTGTCCCCATTTGCCTCCACGCATCTCGGCCCAATCGCCATAGGACACGTCAGGCCATTCCCTGTACACCCACCATGTGTCCGTCTGATCCACGGCAATCCAAGCCATGAACCAATTCTTCCTGCCAGCAGGATCAAGAATCATATACTTCGTCACATCCCTGTTGGGCATCTTGTCGTGCGGAACGACATTCACCTCCACGGAGAAGTTGGGGAAGCGGCTGGTGTACGTCTTGGTGGGAACACCGTAAGCAGCCGTCAGCGTGTAGGCCTCATCCCCCTTGGCCCTGCATTGCTCGGCAATGCTCTCATACCCACTCCAAGGATTGTCCTTGCTGTGGAAATAGACAATGCCCGTATTCTTGACGGCATTAGACTGGATGTAGGGCACCTCCCTGCCGCCCAGCAGCTCAGCCTGACGGCTTTCCTCAGTCTTTGCCCCGTCCAAGTAGTAGCGCACCGTCTCCGTCATCCCATCCTTGGGCGTGAACGTCAGGAGCAGCTTGGCATTGCGAGTGGCAAGACGCAGATAGAGACGATCAAGCATCTCCATCCCCATCAGGTATTCATCACACCAAGAACCAACATTAATCCACTTGCAGGAGAGCGAACCCAGCTCCATGCCCTCAAGGATGCTCTGGTTCTGCTGGTATTGCGTGTACGTCTTGAACAGGATGCGGCTCTTGTTCGGGAACACTAGGCTGTTTCCAGCAAAGCCATTCTGCATGGAATAGCTGATGTAGTGCGTCTCTTCCGTGGCCTTCTTCTTCAGCTCCACCGGCAAATACTCATAAACGGCACTCTGCTGCACCAAGACGCTCGTCTCCTGATTCTGGCTGAAGCAATAGATGAGGGCGCTGTCATTCTCCACTGCCGCCTTCACAACGGACCTAGCCCCATACGTTGTCTTGCCAGACCTGTTCGCCCCCAGCAGGAGGAGCGTCCTGCAACGCTCCAGCATCTCCTCCGCCCTCTTCCAATGGGCAAGCACCCACCCATACCTGTACGGGTCGCGCTTGGCGTTGGCTATGGCCTCATGGTAGAGCTTGTGGAGCTTGATGAGCTCCGCAGCCTCCATGAGGGCCATCTCCGCATCCGTGGGCGGCTTTAACACCGCATGCTTTTCCCAGAGGAGAGCCATCCTTAGCGGCTGTAGGTGAACGTCTGCACGCTTCCAAACGGCGGACGCTTCTCAAGCTCCTCAATCCGACTCTCCAGCATGGAGATTTGGGCCTGAAGCAAGCTGCCAACGTCGGCTAGGTCATTGCATGAGTCATGCAAGGCCATTAGCACTCCATTGAGCTGGCCGTCATTTAGACCCTTAACGGGCTGGGCTTTCTTAACAGGTTTCTTTTTCATTCCACTTGTTTGTTTTTGTAAGGAAAACGCACCTCTTTTTCTTACAGATTTCCATTCGGCTTTCCAACATCGGATGTCCACGACTTGTGGCGTCTGCCGATTGTCAGGCTCCATTCGTAGCCTCTGTTGAAGAACTCAACTGATGTCCTGATGGTTAGTTCCTGAAGTCCATACATCTCGTACAGGCATGAGGCGTGGTGGTTGTAACTGCGGCCAACGGACAGACGAATGTTGGGAATAAGCTGATAGGGCTGTCCCCGCCATTCAGACCGGCCAAACATCCAACGCAGCTTGGAATTGGCCTTGAAATCAGACCTTAATAGGCGCTTGCGCTCAGGCTCATGCTGCATGTTGCGGCCAATCTCAAGAGCCCTCATGTTTAGCCATTCCCTGTCAGTCATGGGCTGGTTCCACAGGTTTAACCAAGACATCCACGCTGGAGGCCTTTAGCTTGGCCTTGGCCTCCTCAATGGCCTTAACGGCATCCTCAAGGCTGGGAGCAGCCGTCTTGTGCTCCACCACCACCTTATTCCCATCCGTAGCCATGAAGAACTTGTCGGCATAAATGCCATAGCTCATGGCCAAATCCCTGATGTTAAGACGCTTTAGCGCACTCTCATCCTCAGCCAGCATCTTCATCTTCTCCTGCTGCAACAGCCTAGCTCCCTCAATCAACTCCATTGCATCCTGCGCCACTATCTCCCTGCGCTTGTCCAGCAGCTCCTTGTGCCTAGCCCGAAGCCCCACCAGCGTGTACCAATCCACCTTCTCATCCCGCATGATGGACTTCCAGCTCCTACCCTCCGACATCATCTCCAATATCCTAGCCGTCTTCTCGGGATTGATGGCCTCCAGCCTACGCTTGTTCTCCCCAGCGGCGACAATGGCCTTGAGCATCTCCTTCTTCACCTCCTCCCGCTGGCTTGGTTGTTCCATTAGCAACCCATCTAGGCCCTATTAAAATATGTCAATATGGAAAATAATTCACTTTCGTTGTAACTTTTCACCCCTTTCCCCCGTCCCCTAATACCAAACTTATGAGTGTGTTCCTAGGAAGGCACTCATTCCAATGGGCGGCTGTCTAAAATTTTTTTAACCTAGTGGGTGGACCGGATCGGTGTCGGACCCCCCCCTATAGGA